GCCACAAGCCAACGAGGAAGGAGCTACCGATGAGTCGGCTGCCAGTGTTCGAGGACACCTCATGGATGTCATCCGCCCACAGGGGCAAGCTGCAGTGGTACACCAACTTCACATGGGGCGATTGCGATTATCGCGTCGTGTTGACGTTGGGCACTAAGAAGGCTTATGTGGATTTGTTTTCGGGCCGTGCGCGCCGATTGACGTTGATAGCCGACATGTTTCGTACTCGGCTTATCGACCTCCAGCGCTTCGCGTTTGATAGTGCGGTATACTATCTTTCGCAAGCAACGCCCCTTGCGGGCGCTATTCAAGATCCGCTGCCCTATTGGCAGCACTGAACAGAAAGGCGACTCGAATGAGTGCTGAGATGACAGTTACTGGCAACCTGACCCGCGATCCGGAGACAGCTAAGACCAAGTCCGGCGAATTGATTGTTCGTCTTGGTATTGCTGCTACTCGTCGCCAGTTCGATAAGAAGTCCGAGGAGTGGGTTGACGATGGTGAGCCCCTTTACCTGAACGCTTCTTTCTTCGGTGATTCTTATGAGTACATCACGGGCCTTGTCGGCAAGGGCGATCAGGTCACACTTTCGGGGACGCTTGTTCTTCGCGAGTGGAAGTCGAAGAATGGCTCCGGCCAGGCTCTTGAGATTCGTTTCCCGAAGTTCCTCGGTTATATGAAGAAGGGTGATCGTTCGACTTTGGCTAACCCGCGGCGCGCTTATCGTCGCTGATCCTGTCCGTACGGAGGGCGTCACACTGTCATTGTGTGGCGCCCTCCCCGTTGTTTTATGGTATACTATTAGCGTGACTAGAAGGGAGTCCGACAATGGCTAGACTTGAGAAGCCCTCTGATCTTGAGGGTTGGCGTGATTATGCCCGTCGTCTTGAGGCGCGCGCTTCGAGGAAGATCAGCATGATCCGTCGGGGGACGTACGCCCCGTCCGTCCTCCGCCCCTTGAAGGATGCTACTCATGGCGCAGGAGGCGTTGACATCGCCCGTACGGCCCTAGATCCGCGTAAGGGTACTCCCCTAGTGGGTCGCATGACTAAGGCTCAGGTAGAGGCTCACGCGCATCGTCTGGAGGAGTTCATGGCTCCTAACGTCGCTTACTACCCGTCTCGTTCCGGGGAGCCTATTTCTGCTAAGAGCATGCTTCGCTATGTGTATGCCCAGAAGAGGAGTAATGAGCATTCGAGGGAGTTCTATCAGCGTGTTGGGGGTACCGAGATTCCTTGGAGGGGTTTGAAGCCGTTTTCTGAGGTTTACGATATCAAGAATCCTTACGCCCATAAGGGCGACGTTGCCCGCTTGTACGCCGAGCGTGAGCCGTATAAGGTGCAGACTTTCACGAACGAGAGGGCGGTTAAGATTCTCACTGAGCGGGAGCGGGAGTTTTCAACTACGAGAGCTGATAAGAAGATGGTGGAGGGTATTCGGAACAATATTCGTAAGCTTACAGAGGGTTCGGGCAACCCTGAGTTGAAGGCTTTGGCGGATCTCCCTGATGATTTGCTTCGGGTTCTGTGGACTGTTGATGATGAGTTCATTTCGGGGCTGACGTTCCGTTATGAGGGGAATAAGGAGTTCGATTCCGATCGCAACTCTCCTGACGATGCGTTTACGGCTCAGAGCGGGGGACTGTTCAATGGAAAGGATGCTGTCGGCTATGCCAAGACGATGCAAGTCCGCCCTATCCGATGAGAGGCAGATTCTCTGCGCGGATTTTGAGACTACGGCGGATATCCCGGATGACGGGTCGCTTCCCGAGTCCACGAGGGTATGGCTCTGGTCCGTTCGGAATGTTGATGACTGGAACGTCAATGTGATCGGTTACTCGATCGATGAGTTCATGCGCTCCATCCTTGTCGGGGTGAGGACGGTGTTCTTCCATAATCTGAAGTTCGATGGCGGGTATATTATTGATTGGCTTCTTCACAACGGCTTCCGTTGTAATGACCCGAACGTTGTGAAGGGCCCTCCTCCCCCGCTGTCGTTCACACCTATCATTTCCTCTGAGAGTCAGTTCTACAGGGTCTGGGTTGCGACTGAGGACGCCGATGTTATTTTCATGGATTCGTTGAAGAAGATTCCGCTTTCTGTTCAGAGTATGGCGGGAGCTTATGGCCTCGAGATGAGTAAGGGGGTGATCGATTACGTGGCCTATCGTGCGCCTGGTTACCGGCCGACGTTCGAGGAGCGTCAGTATGTTCGTAATGACACGGGGATCGTTGCTGAGGTTCTCCGCCAGCAGATTGCCGAGGGTCTTACTAGCATGACGGCTTCCTCGGATGCTTTGAAGGGTTTCAAGGAGGTTGTGGGTGGGAAGGTTTTCAAGAAATGGTTCCCCGTCCTTTCTGTGGAGGAAGATACGAAGGTGCGGGCGGCCTATCGCGGTGGGTTCACTTATGCTGATAGTCGCACTGCCGGTGTTGTGCAGGGTGCGGGTATGGTGCTCGATGTTAATTCTTTGTACCCGTATATCATGTATTCGAGGCCCCTCCCTTTCGGGAAACCTATTTCGGTTGATATTCCTCCTGAGGAGATCTCCGACGATTATCTTTGGGTTGCCACCTTTTGTTTCACCGCGAATCTTAAGGAGCGGGGTATTCCCTGCATCCAATTGAGGGGTTCGCACAGGGCCAATCCGACGGAGTATCAGCGTGTGGTGGATGAGCCGACTGAGATGCGTATGACGAACGTCGACTGGAAGCTCATCAATGACATGTACGATGTGGACCTGTACGGCTGCAGTGACGTTACAGTGTTCAACTGCCGCATAGGCACTTTCAAGGATTACATCGACAAGTGGATGGCCGTTAAGGAGAACTCCACGGGAGGGAAGCGGCAGATCGCCAAGTTGATGCTCAATTCTTTGTACGGCAAGTTCGCGTCTCGAATTGAGAGGCGTAATAAGCTCCCCGTTCTTCATAACGGCGTCGTAAAGTATGTGGCGTCTGAGAACGAGGGGGTCACGAAGCCGGTGTACACGCCCGTTGGGGTTTTCGTGACTTCTTGGGCCCGGGACTATACGATTCGCTCCGCTGCGGCCAACTATGATCGTTTCCTCTACGCCGATACGGATTCGCTTCATTTGAAGGGGACGGAGCCTCCTGCTGGTTTGAATATTCATCCTTCTCATCTGGGCGCTTGGAAGATCGAGGGTACTTTCGACAGGGCTATTTTCGTGAGGGCGAAGCAGTACTGCGAGGTGAGCGACGGCGAGCCGGTTACTCACATCGCGGGTCTGCCCAGGAAGAACCCCCATACGGGGAGCCCGTATGAGATCTGGCCCGAGGACTTGTTGAAGAGACAGACGTATGGTGGTAAACTTGTGCCCAAGATGATCCCGGGAGGAACATTCCTCACGGAGACTCATTTCACGTTCACGCCAGTAAAGGAGTCATGATGCGCAAGTCCAAGACGGTCTCCCTCACCCTCCCCATTTGGGCGGTCGAGTTCTTCGATAACTATCAGTGGGAGGTTCACGTGCCCAAGCCGGAGCTCATGAGGAGGGTTGTCACGGAGTTCGTGAAGATGAAGATTGCGGAGTCGGAGGAGGCGACCCACCCCTCCCCCGGCCCGTTCGAGAGCTCAGACGTCGAGGAGAGCTGATCGGTGACGTCGTGGGCGTTCACCGCCGGATGAGACCGGGCCCGCGACAGTGAGTTGGTCGCTCCGCCGAGGCTTCTCGGTAGTCTGTGATAGTATGGGCTATGAGTGGAACTACCACTCATAGCCCATACGTTTGCATGGAGGTATCATGGATTTTGAAGGTCTCCTTCAGTCTCTGATCAATCCTGGCGAGGAGGGGCCGTCGGAGACGATCTATGATGATCTCCGCGCCGCCTACAACACTGTCAAGGACAAGGCTGACAGTGCTGGCGCCAAGATTTCTGAGTTGACCGACTCGAACTCCGCTCTTTCCAAGACTGTCGATGGTCTTAAGAGCAAGAACTACGACTTGCTCGAAGCCATCGGCGCGGGCGGGGACAACGCCGGCGACGACGAGTCGCATGGCGACGACACGAGCGATGCTGACGACGGGGATGACGGCAGCATCGCCTCCTTCTTCTCCAAGCCTAAGGAGGCCTGACCATGACGCTCCCCAGCGGTCGCATTCGCGACTTCGACAATATCGAGATTCTGAACAGGATTCGCAACGACGCCACTTCCGACTATCAGCGGCGCATTCCGGCTGCCACGAAGGGCAGCGTCGCCGACGTCGTCCAGCAGCTGACGTCGTACACGCCTCATTTCAACGAGTTCACCGATGCGCTGATCAACCGCGTCGGCACGTACATCACCCGGGACATCACGTGGAACAACCCTCTGCGCGAGTTCAAGCGGGGCATGCTGAACTTCGGTGACACGATCGAGGAGGTGCAGACGGGTCTGGTCTCCTCCTACACGTACAATTCCGAGCGCGATTACATGGAGAAGGATATTTTCGGCGCTCACAAGCCGAATGTCGCTTCCCAGTTCCACACGGTTAACCGTCAGGAGTATTACAAGATCACGGTGAACCGGGACCAGCTGCGTCGCGCGTTCCTGGACGAGTCGGGTCTGCAGAACTACTTGTCCCAGATTCTGGCGTCTCCTACGACTTCGGACCAGTGGGATGAGTTCCTCCTGACCTGCTCGCTGTTCGCCGAGTACGAGAAGAATGGCGGCTTCTACCATGTCAAGGTTCCCGACCTTCGGAGCCTGACCGCCACCGAGTCGGATGCGAAGCAGCTGATCAAGCGGGTCCGCGCTATGACGGACAACCTGACGTTCCTGTCCCGCCAGTACAACGCCGCGCGCATGGAGACTTTCGCCAAGCGCGAGGATCTGATCCTGATCGTCACCCCCGAGGTGAAGGCGAACATCGACGTCGAGGCTCTGGCCGCCGCGTTCAACCTCTCCCCCGTCGACATGTACGCCCGGGTCATCCCGGTCCCCGCTGAGCAGATGGGCATCGACAAGGCTCAGGCGATTCTGACGACGAAGGACTTCTTCGTCATCGCCGATAACCTCCTTGAGAACACGTCCCAGCCGAACCCGGTCAGTTTGGGCACGAACTACTTCCTGCACCACTGGGAGGTCATCAGCACGTCCCTGTTCGTCCCGGCGGTCATGTTCTGGACCGGCGATGACGACCAGAACATTCGCGTCCGTCCCGGCGCCAACTTGGCTCTGGGCGGCTACACCGCTACTCAGGGAGGCAAGCCGGTGGGTGCTGCCAACAAGGCGATTCCGGGCGGCAACGTCGAGGTGTCGTTCGCCGTGACGGGTGACAACACGGACGGTCTGGAGCTGGGTATCGACTACGCCGTGTCGGGTGCGAACTCGCAGCGGACGAAGATCGATAACGAGGGCATCCTCCACCTGGGTCAGGATGAGGATGCCGACGCGGTCACTGTGACGGCGACCCTGGTCTACCGTGACAGCAGCGATGTGAAGAAGACGATCGCGTCGAAGACGGCGTCGATCGCCGTCGACAAGGCGAAGGCTGTGAAGGTCTGGCCGAAGAAGTGACAGGTTCCCGCGTGTGGTACACTAGTGCCGTGGGCAGGGTAGCCCGTCGGTGAGGTCCTTCCTCCTTTCTGCCTCACCGGCGATGGGCCGGTCCGGGTCGAGTTCGAGCTCCCCGGGCCGGCCCTTTAACCTATGTGCTATACTCTATATATGCCTACAGCTTATGACCCGCCGGAGGATATCGGCTCGTTCGGGATGGGCTTCGACTACTCCGTCTGGTCCCCCAATACTGAGGTGTACTTGACGAACGTCGTCTGGGATCAGGAGTACCGCGACGTCGTTTGGTATGACAACTACGACGAGGCGTTCAACGCGATCGTCAACGAGTACTCCTCGCGCATCGAGGTGAAGTCCCTGACCTACTGCGCCCAGGGCGCCCCGATCAGGATTCCGATCCCGTTCTCGAAGGCCAACCAGTACAACTATCTGGTGGCTCGTAACAACCGTGATGCTTATAATTCGCGGAATACATTCTTCTACTTCATAACGTCCGTCGACTACATCGCTCCGGCCACCACTCAGATCACCGTGCAGCTCGACGTCTGGCAGACGTACATGCACCAGTTCGATGTGCGCCGCTCCTACTGCGAACGCTCCCACATGGCGATCGCCGCCGAGAACGGCTGGGACTACTACGGGCAGAAGTACATGACGGTGCCCGAGGGCCTGGACCTGGGCTCGGAGTACCAGATAGTCGACGTGAACAGGAAGGTTATCGCCTCCACCCCCAGCGCCGGCAAGATCGATACGGCCAACTTCGATATCATCATCGCTTCGACGGTGGACCTCACACAGCCCTACGGGGATGAGAAGAATCCTACGTTCACCGCATCCAAGGGATCCTTCGCCGAGGGGGTGCCGAACGGGACGTCCATCTACGCGATGAAGGCGGATTGGTTCCGCGTGTTCACCAACGCCATGTCCCTGGTGCCATGGGTGTCCCAGGGCATCGTGTCGATCACGGCGATCCCGAAGGGCGTCATCAATTTCGATGAGATCAAGGATCTGAAGGTGAAGCTGCCGGGCACTTCGGGCGTCGACCCGAAGGGCGGTGACACGCGTATTTCCCGCCAGGGCGCCGAGGTGTACGACTTGGAGAAGGGGATCGGCGAGAAGGGTCTGGTCAACAATAAGTCGATCACGCTCACCGACAAGCTGCGCAAGGACAACATTCTTCCGGCCCGGTACCGGCATCTGTGGAAGTTCTGGACGAGCCCGTACCTCCTTGTGGAGGTGACCACGTTCTCCGGCACACCTCTCCTGCTGAAGCCGGAGATGATCCAATCAGACGGCCTGGCTGTGACTCAGTGGTCTCACGTGGTGCCGCCGAACCCGCGCATCATGTTCACGGTGAATTCGCTCGGTCAGCGCACCCGCGGGCACATGGACCAGTACGACGGCTGGTCCGAGCACTTCGATGTGATGACCGGGTTCACGAATCTGCCGACGTTCAGCCTGACGAACAACAGCTATCTGATGTTCCAGGCGCAGAACGCGCATTCGATCGCCTATCAGCATCAGAGCGCCGAGTGGTCGCAGCAGAGGGCCCTGCACGGCGCCCAGACGCAGTTCAACCAGGCCAACGCGGCTATCGCCCAGGCGGGCCAGCAGACGGCTCTGAACAACTCCTGGAACCAGGACATCGCCGGCTACAACGCCCGTATGGGCCTGCAGAAGACGGGTATCGGCGTCGGCGGTCAGGTGATCGGGTCGACCCTCATGGGGCTGGCGAACGGCGGTCCTCTGGGCGCCCTGGCCGGTCTCGGCGGGTCCGCGCTGTCCGGAGCCTCTACGATGGCCCAGGCGGGTATGACGTACTCGCAGCAGGTGAACACGGCGCGCATGTCCGCCGAGCAGGCGTCCGCCCTGACGAACTTGAACCAGGGGTACATGCGCTACAACGCGGATACGAACCTGGCGTACGCGAAGTACGCGGCGAACGGCGACTACGCGAACGCCATCGCCGGCATCAACGCTAGAGTTCAGGACGCCCAGACGATCGCCCCGACGACGTCGGGTCAGGTCGGCGGTGATGCTTTCATGCTGGCCGCCGAGTCGTGGAGCATCGTCGAGCGTCTCAAGTTCATCCCCGAGGACGCCGTGCGGCGCATCGGCGAGTTCTGGCTCCGGTACGGGTATGCGATGAATTCGCCCGTGGTGCCCCCGGGGGACTTCAGGTGCATGGAGCATTTCACGTATTGGAAGATGGCGGAGATGAACATCTCCCGGTCCACGATGCCCGAGACTTTCCGTCAGACGATCAGAGGTATTTTCGAGAAGGGTGTCACCGTGTGGCACAAGGACCAGACGATGATCGGTCGCATCGACTGGGCTAACAACAAGCCGCTTAAGGGGATCATATGGTGAAGCGAAACGGCGAGCGGGACTGGGTCCGCAAGGAGATCTACGAGCCCTTCGTCAACGGCGGTCATTTCAAGAACAATCCCTCGATCAACCGCGAGGCCCTGCTGGTCCGCATGTACAAGCGGATCATGTCGGAGATGTGCGTGAACCGGTTCTCCTGGTCCGGCCTGCCGGACACGGTGGACCGCCGCTACCTGGAGGCCACTCTCATGTACGACGGGCTGGCCGTGTTCTACTTCGACGGGGAATTCGATCGATTCATGGCGCTTCGGGCCACGGGGCTCGGCCAGGTGAACATGTACGATAACCCGACGAATTTCACGGTCTACGGCAACCAGGTGTTCTCCAAGACCCTGGACGCCAGGCATTGCGTGCCGATCTGGTCCAACTATCTGCGGGAACCTGATTGGGATATTATCGACATCTACTCTCAGAGGCTCGCCGCGTTCGACCGGACACTCGAGGTGAACATGCTCTCCGCCCGTCACCCCTTCGTGTTCTCGGTGGACAACAACGAGTACCAGTCGTTCGTGAACGCTTTCCGCAAGGTCGCCGAGGGTCAGCCGGTCATCTTCGGCACTGAGGCTCTCTCCCCTGCGGCGCTGGCCGAGAAGGTGACCATGTTCGACGTCGGGTTCAAGCCCCACCAGATTCAGGACGTGATGGAGGCCAAGGTCAAGACATGGAACGAGGCCCTCACTCTCCTGGGCATTATGAACGTGAACTCGGAGAAGCGGGAGCGCATGGTCGCCGAGGAGGCCAGCGGCTCCTCCGGTCAGGTTCTGGCGATGCGCGCCGTCGCCATGAACGCTCGCAAGTACGCGTGCGAGCATATCAACCAGATGTACGATTTGCAGGTGGATGTGAGGTGGAACCTTGATGAATCTCAGCCCGCGGACGCTCAGAACGCTATGCTTGCCGCGGCCGCTCTCGGGGGTATTGGAGATGCTCTCGACAAGGGCAACCCCGACTTGGGGACGACCGACCAGCAGGAGTTGAACCCGAACAATGGCTGACTACACGCTCGAGCTGCGCAAGGTGGTGGAGATCGTCGGCCCGCTGAACGTCGGGCTGAACGAGTATCCGATCTTCGACGAGTCATATCGGGATTCTTTGAACCAGAAGATTCTGGACCACTACTGGTACAACGAGATCGCGCATGAGTCGATCGACATGTTCATTCACCAGTTGAAGGTGAAGATGAATGAGATCATGCCGTTCTACAACCAGCTGTACGAGTCGGAGCTGGTCGACTTCGACCCGATGGTGACTCACGACGTGCATTCGACGGGTGATTCCACGCAGGACACGACGCAGGACACGCATACGAAGCAGAACGCGGAGCAGACCCTGTCCAGCGATTCTCGCGTGTCCTCCTCGGAGGAGTCGAAGGCTCGCACCGTTCAGTCCCAGATGCCCCAGACGCGCCTGTCCGGTCATGACGACTATGCGACGGCCGCCAACGATACGTCGTCGAAGGGGTCCGGTCAGAATCACAGTAATTCCGCGACTCAGGATCAGCAGAAGCGGTCCTCCGACACCGCGACGACGATGGGGACTAAGGCCGGGAATGTCACCCGGTCGTGGGGGTATAATACTCCTAAGGCCGACCTCCTCCAGAAATGGCGCGAAACCTTCCTCAACATTGACATGTCCGTTATCTCGGAGTTGGGAGGCCTATTCATGCAAATCCGATCTTCAGGAGACGAGTACGTGAACGGATGGGGCTATGGACTATATTGATAACAAGTACCAGCTGACCCCTGGTGACTACAGGGTCACGAACGTCACGCCGTTCACCTACCGTGACGGTTACACCTACCTCCAGCTCATGGAGGAGATGCGCTCGTGGGTTAGCGAGGGTCTGGTCAACCAGTTCTCCGCGAAGATGCAGGGGCTGGCCAGTGACTACAACGCCGCCGTCTCCAGGCTTCTGGTGGACGTGCGCAAGGAGATGGAGGGTTATCACGCCCTCCCCTCGCAGGTTCGCGAGATGCTGTCGGCCGCCATCGCCAAGTACGATGACGAGTTCAACACGTTCGAGAATGACCTGAAGGCCCTCGTCAAGAAGCACTTCGAGTCGGACGTCGTGAACGTCTTCAACTGGCTCGAGGGCGAGAGCTCCACCCTTCAGGATGTCATCAACGACATGCACAACCGGTACACGGTTGGAGGTCTTCTGGCTGAGGACTTCAGCCAGATGGGCCTGACGGCCCAGGAGCTCGAGGACATGCCGCTCACCATCTCCGAACTGGAGACGATCGGCAAGTTCGTCCTCCCCCACCTGTCCCCTCATTACGGGTTCTCCCCGGTGACGGGGCAGTACAAGCGCGTCATCGACATCGTCTACGACGTGTACGAGGCCCAGTTCAAGGGTGGTGACCGGATCACCTCCAAGGACCTGAACTACATCGATAACCTGAACATTCCGGACCTCCAGCGCATGGTGGTCTCCTGACAGAGAGGCAGGCTCAATATGCCCGCAACCAACAAGACAGAGAACTTCAACCTGCCGCTCTACGTGGCCTCCGACCACTTCAGCGTGCTGGGTGACTTCAACTCCGCCATGAAGGAGATCGACAAGGGTCTGGGCGGCGCTACCGTCACCGCCAAGGCGGCGTCCCGTGACGCGACGAGCGCTCTGACGACGGCGAACGCCGCCTCCGATGACGCCCACAGCGCCCGTGAGGCGGCCCAGTCGACGCTGTCGGTGTCCTCTCAGGCGAAGGCGGACGCGACCCGCGCGTTCGACATGGCTACGAAGGCGACCACCGCCTCCGAGACAGCCAACACATCGGCTATTGAGGCGAACAAGGTCGCCTCGTCGGCGGCCGCCAGGGCCAAGGAGGCGCGCGACCGCGCCGACGCCGCACTGGACACCGCGAACTCCGCCAACTCGGCCTCCATCGACGCCAAGACGACGGCGAACGCGATCTCCGGTCAGGCGGTTCAGGCGACCCAGGCCGCTAACAGGGTCGGCGCCCTGCACAAGAGGTTCAAGGAGGTCACCGCCGGGTCCGGCGACCGTACGCTGTCGACCCCCGAGGAGCGGCCCGTCACGGTCATGGAGTTCGACCTGGACTTCGACGCCGACGACGTGTGGATCATCGTGGCGATCATGCGTCACACGGTCCACAACGTTCAGGACACCCACTTCGACATTCGCGTCACCGGTCCCAAGGGCCAGCGCCGTTGGAGCTCCTTCGTCGCCGGCTACGGCCCGTGGCCGGAGGCGATGGTGTACTCGCAGGGAACCGGTATCTTCGAGGCCTTCGAGGGTCCGGGTCGGTACCACATCGAGACCGTGTTCCTGACTGACAAGAATCACTCGACGCGGTTCGACCTGTCGAATTGCATGATGCGCGCCCACTGATCCGGACGGTATCGAACGCGGGGCGTCGGGCGATCCCCGGCGCCCCGCAACATATAGGAGGAACTTATGGCATGGGACGACAAGCATAAGGCGTGCATCATCGCAACCCTGGCAACCGTCGAGGCCGGGTTCAACTACGGCATCATCACCGCGCCCGACACGCTGTCGCTCGGTATCGGGCAGTGGACCCAGGGACGAGCCTACGACCTGCTGCAGCAGTTCCCCGACAAGAACGTGTTCGGCCCTACGATCCGGTCGTGGCTGGCGGCGGGCAAGGGGTCGTGGACGATGGCCCGCAAGTACCAGTCCCTGGGCGGCACCGATAGGCAGAAGCTATCAGCCGCGCTCGCCTCAGAGGAGGGCAGGAAGATACAGAACAACCAGATGCGCAAGGACCTGGAGGGCGAGTACATCCCCAGGCTCAAAGCCATCGGGCTGGACTCGGAGAAGTACACCGAGGCCGGCATGCTCCTCATCGTCGTCATGCACCGCTGGGGCAACTATGCGCGCATCCTCAACAGACTCGTGGCCAGTGCCGGCTCGGCGCCCACCCTCGACTCCATGGCCAACGCCATCAAAGCCTCAGGGGAGTGGTACGCCGTCGGCCAGAGATACGTCATCGCCTACCGGATGATCAAGAACCTCGACACGAAGGGCATTACCCTGGCGCCCGGCGACTCCGGCGGCGACAACTCCAAGGACGGTGAGGACAAGGCCAAGGAGGAGAAGAAGATCAAGCATGCCCGGACGGACGGCTCCGGCGTGCTTCGAATCTACATGTCGGACGGGTCCAATGCCGCCGCCTACCCCACCGTGGGCGGTTTCTGGAAGGCCAACGGCGCCGACCAGAAATCCGACGACGGCGACGGCGAGAAAGGCGGCGACGGCGGAGGCGGCGGAGGCGGCGACTCCGGCAAGATCGGCGAGATGACCAGGCTCGCCAAAGCCTCCATCGGCAAGTACGTCTACCACCAGTGGTACGAACCGCGCCTTCACCCGGACAGGTCGGGCGTCACCGACTGCTCGGGGTTCGTATGGTGGTTGTACAATAAGGTCATGGGCATGGACATCGGAAAAGGGGGCACCACCGTGCTCATGTCCGAGGGCGGCAAGGTCATCGCCGAAGGCGGTGGCCGGTTCAACGCCACCAGCCGGATCAAGGAGGGCGACCTCATCGTCTGCCGCTGGTACTCCGGCGGCGGCCACGTCGAATACTGTTGCGAGACGGGCAAGGACACCATCATCGGGCAGCGGGGCCCCGACGGCGTCCGAGGACCGGCGTACGGGCACGCCACCTCCCTGTTCGGCGGCTGCCGCTGGAAGCTGAAGCGCTATGTCTAAGAAGTTCGACTACTACTCGTTCGACAGGATCCTCTCCCGCAACGCCGTGTTCAACATGGTCATGGGCGCTCGTGGCGTCGGTAAATCCTACGGAGCCAAGAAGTACGTCCTCAAACGGGCGATAGAACGTGGTGAGGAGTTCATCTACCTGAGGCGGTACAAGACTGAGCTGAAAACCCGTGGCAGCTTCGTGGCCGACGTAGCGCGCGAGTTCCCGGAGCAGGAGTTCGAGATTCGCGGCGGCGTGCTCTGCTGGCGCAACAAGGGCGACGACAAGGACGCATGGCGGAAGGCCGGCTACTTCCTGGCGCTGTCCACGTCGGCGCAGCACAAGAGCACGCCGTATCCGAAGGTGACGACCATCATCTTCGACGAGTTCATCATCGAGACCGGCACCATCCACTACCTGAAGGACGAGGTCAAAACCCTCCTCGACTTCTACTCCACGGTGGACCGCTACCAGGACCGGACACGGGTGCTCATGCTGTCCAACGCCATCTCCATCATGAACCCGTACTTCATCAAATGGCACATCACTCCCGCACCGGGTAAGGAGTTCATCACCTACGGGGACGGGTTCGTGGTGGCTCAGTTCGTTGACTCGCAGAGGTTCGCCTCGCAGGTGGCGACGACCCGCTTCGGCAAGTTCGTGACGGATTTCGATGAGGAGTACGCCGACTACTCGATCGATAACACGTTCGCCGATAACACGAGCCAGTTCGTGCAGCGCAAATCAGGGACCGCCAAGTACATGTTCACCGTCAAAACGGACCTGGGGGTCTTCTCCCTGTGGATGGATTGGGGGACGCTGTTCTGCCAGCAGAAACGACCGCGGGCCGAGAGGGTGTATAATACCAATAAGATGACCCTCCGGGAGGGCGAGGTTCTTATGAGTTACAGCGACAAGATCGCCGAGATGCTCCGCGGCTCCTACCGGAAGGGCCGAGTCTTCTTCGACAGCCCTCAGTCACGAAATGCTTTCGCTGAAATCTTTGTGAGGTGATCAATGGAACACAGTACGGGGTTCTTCATAGATCTCCAGAGTCTCATCACAGCACTCACATCGTTCATGACCATCGGAGGGTTCGCGGCATGGGTTAATTCGAGGATGAAGAGACTCAATAATCTTCTTGACGACTGGAACGGGGTCCCCGCCAGACCGGGGGTGCCCCGGAGACCGGGAGTCATGGAGCGACTCGAGAAGATCGAGTCGAAGATCGACAAACAACGTGAGGAGAACTGCTATGAGCGCACTCAAAGGACTGGTTGACCCCAAGGTTCGCCAGTACCTGTACCGGGTCGCTATCGCCGGCTGCGGCGTTCTCGCCGTCAAGGGCGTCCTGACCAAGGACGTCATCGACGTCATCACCCCGTTCCTGGCGGCCCTGTTCGCCGTCGCGGACGCCAACGTGGAGACCCGTCAGGAGGTCTGAGATGAGCCTTCAGTCGGACGCCTCTCAGATCGCATGGGATATCACTCAGAACCCGTGCGTGGGCTACTCGCAGCCCGAGCGCCTGACGATTTGGAACCTCCCCTCCCCCACCTCTCAGGCGGTCAACGTCAACGTCGACTGCTCCGAGCTGGTGGTGTACTGCTTCAACAATGCCGGTCTGCCCGACCCCCTGCCCAAGTCCATGTGGACGGGCAACGAGGTGGCGTGCATGACCGAGCGCGGCTTCACCGCCGAGGAGTGGTACCCGGGTATGCCCGTCGAGGACGGGGACGTTCTGCGATCCGACGGACACACGGCAATCGTGTGCAACGGATGGATCTGCGAGGCGTGGATCAGCGAGTTCGGCGACATCGACGGATACGCCGGAGACCAGACGGGCGGTGAGGTCAGGTGCTCCTGCTCCTACCTCGACCATCCACTCACAATCGGTGCTCAGTGGACGCACCGGATCAGATACGACGGTTCCTACTACGCAGAGGATGATCTCGATATGTCGGAGAACACCGATCTCCTGAGGGAGATCCGCGACAGGCTCGTTGAGGTGTCGGACCAGACCGGTGCCGGTATTGCCGGCCGCCGTTGGGACGGCCCCATCGTCAGCCAGCTCAAGGACGCGAACGCCACCCTGAGCAGTCTCGTCGACACGTTCAGCCCGGGTAAGGAGGGCGTCCGCAACCCCGGCTCCGCCTTCTACCTCCTGTTCCAGATCAGCGACGGTATTCAGAAGGTTGCCAAGAAGCTCGCCGGAGGTGAGGGCTAACCATGAGCGCGATCCTGACCGGCCGCCTCACCGACGCGGCCGGTCGGGACGCCGCCGGCACCCTGACGGTGGCGCCCGACCCCCGAGTGGTGACGACCGCGGCCGGCGTCATCGTCAAACCCTTCACGGTGGACGTGGAGGGACAATTCAGCGTCCCCGTCGAGATCGCGGGCCCGTACACGAACCCGCCGGAACCCTGGACGCACCACATCCTGCTCAAGCGGGGGAGGGTGAAGGTTCTCGACCTGCACGCACCGCTGCACGACGGCACCAACCTGCTCTCGCAGCTCGTCGCCCATGAGCCCGTCTCGCCGCTGCACACGACGCAGATCGAGATCGACGTCGCCAAGGCGCGCGACCAGATGATGAAGATAAGGGCCGACATCGCCAAGGGCATGATTCGTGGGCCCGTCGGCCCGCAGGGACCCAAAGGTCCCGTAGGAGACCCGGGCCCTGAAGGGCCCAAGGGTGAACGCGGAAACCGCGGGCCTTCCGGGCCCCGCGGCGACGTCGGGCTCCGCGGGCCCGAAGGCAATCCGGGCCCTCCCGGGAAAGACGGGCAGCGGGGTCTGCCCGGCCCCAAGGGCGAACCCGGCCCCATCGGACCCAAGGGGGACAGGGGTGAGCGCGGAGTATCGGGAGACACTGGGCCTGCAGGACCCATGGGCCCGCAAGGGGCGACCGGGGCTAAAGGTGAGCCTGGTACGAAAGGTCCCCAGGGCCCCGTCGGTCCCACTGGTCCCGCAGGACCGACCGGTCCCAAGGGCGATCCTGGCCCTGCCGGCCCCGCCGGCAGCGGAGTCGACCCTCTGGACGACTACTGGAAGATGGGCGCGAACTGGGTGGTCGGGTCGGCTCTGAAAGTCGCCGGATCCTCCCTGGTCGCCTCCAAGTCCGAGGACAGGAACTACAACGACAACATGGCCAAGGGCCCCAGGTTCACGGGTCCCCAGGGTTGCACGTACCGGATCACCGGACTCGCCGTCGCCCAGGGCCCGTCCCGTATGCGGTTCTGCGTGTCGTACTACACGATCGCCGACAATAAGTGGAAGGAGAACGTGTACGCAGACACGATCGAGATTCCGGGCAATTCGCAACCGTACCCGATCGACATCCGCGTGTCGGTGCCGTACAAGCCCGGCACGGACCTGCAGTTCATTGTTAATATTCGTACTGTGGAGGGGTGCACCCTCTCCAACTGCGTGGCCTACGCGGACACGCAGTTCGACGCAGTAGCCGCCAACATGAAACGCAGCGCCGACACCGTCACCAACCTCACCGGCCGCATGGCGACCATCGAAGGCGCCGCACGCGCCAACACCAAAGCCGCCGCCGACGCCAAGGCTGCGGCCGACGCCGTCCAATCCATCGCCCAGGCCGCCCAACGCGACGCAGCGGCGCTCCAACCCAAGATCACAGCCCTCGAAGAAGCCGACCGCAACATTCAAGGGATGATCCAGCGCGACAGGGAAGCGTTGGCTGAAGTGCGCGTCATCGGAACCAACGCGCGCAGCGCGGCCGACCAAGCGACGACTAAAGCAGCGGACGCCGCGAACAACCTATTGGCACTCCAGAAGCAGATCGAGAACGTCAAGAAGGACCAGGCCGCGATCCAGACCAAAGCCGACCTGGCGGTCGCAACGGTCAAGAAGATCGAAGGAATCAAGGCCTACACCGACGTGAACAACTGGGCACCGTCCAGCACATTCCTCGACGAGCAGAACTACTCCGGATACGGGTCTAAGAACCTCGACCACTCCATAACCGACGGATACACCCAGGTCATCGACACTCGTGACGGGGCCGAATGGTGGTGGACCTGGAACATCTGCGGATGGACACCGCTATGGCAATTCTCGTGGATGGTGTGGCCCGGTGCCGATTCGTGGATCCAACCGTACTTCCAACTCCACAATTCCACCGAAGGAACGTGGGGTGACAAGATCTGGTTCCCCAGACAGGAATGCTCCCAGGGCAAATACCAATTCCTCCTATGGAGCAAAGACGTACCCCAGTACGACGATAGCAAATGGGACGGGGTCTGCGTAGGCGCACAGATGAAGGGCGGCATCCGGCACTGGACCCGCTTCCCGCGGGCCAGATGGTTCATGCCCTACGAAGCCATCCGCTCAGGTGTGTGAAGCCGTAGGAGGCCCGTAGACGGCACAGAAAAGCTCCCCTGGTACATCGTACCGGGGGAGCTCTTCTAGTCGCTCAGCGTGGCTTACACGAGGCTGTAGGAGTAGATGGAGGCCAACACCTCCTCCACCTCAGGCGAGCGACGGAACGTCTCATACCCACCAGGGGTGTCCACCGTCCACAGGCACTCATCGAACTTCGAAGCGCTCAGTTGGATGGTGATCACACTATCGCGGTAGACGACGCAATGGTTAACAACGTCTATCACCGGGGCGCCGCCGAAACGAGCCTGAAGCCTCTGAGCCAGCTCCTTCATCATCTTGAACTCAGTCATCATAATCTCCTTCATAAGGGTGCATGTACTGCGGAACCGTATTCGGAAGCATACCGTACTCGGACTCAACCCAACGATACGCCCCATCCTGTGATGTTGTCTTGTCTCCATTGTGGGATTGGATATCCCAATCCTCAGGACCATTCACTCGAACCCTGTTACCGTCGAAGAACACAGCGCAGGTGTCGAAATCAACCTGGAACCCGTCGAGCTCCTTCAACGGTTGAAACGACTCGATGAAAATATTCAACTCCTCCCACGGGTCGTAGTCCATTATCGGTCCTCCCATCTATCAGCGAGCAGGGACTGGAAGTAGCCATCCAAATCGTCTTCCCAATGAGAGAGCCCATCAGGGTCGATCACAAGGTGACCCGCCACTCGACCATCCCGCCTCACAAGTCTGACCTCACGAGCGCCAATGAAGACGATGCAATTCTCCGGATCAACCTCGAAAGTCTCGCAAGGGTCGGCGTAGAACTCGCAAATCTTGACAGTATCCTCGAAATAAGACTCGGCACTCACGATCAATGCTCCCCTCCGGGTGCCGCCTTATTAATGAAATCCACGAACGACTGGTCGTACTGCACGCCCGTCTGGCGCTGAACATTCTCAAGCTGAGACACCATGTGATTGTAACGCTCGACCTCCATACGGTTCTCGTAGCGCATACCGCACCAGAAACAGGCCAGCATGCAAAGAATGATGAGCAGAAACTCGATGAACTTATCCATGATCAAATCTCCTTTCCTGTGAACATGGACGCTATGTCATTGAATGAGGCCACGGTCCCCGATTGACCGCCAACCTCGATACGGAACCTGTCAGGATCCGGTTGGTCCCTCCATATTACAGTGCCTCCGGCATAATCGCAAGTAAGAAACCTATCATCGCAATGACTAACAGAGCTGTTCGCCAGAGCGAGGGCGGCAACCATCGGCCAATCATCACTGAGGGTGAATCGCATCTTCATACGGAGTAATATCCTTCATCTTCAAGTAGACGAAAATCGGTTGAACCTCATCGTCGGCAACAATCCACAGGTAATCCTTCACCAGTTGAATGCACTCGTGAAGATCGCAGTTCAGCTGACCCTTGTTCAGAGGCATCGTCGAAGCGGCGGAGATGCTCGCGGTGATCTCATGGAACTGAATCAGCGTCTCACGATTCTGCACAATCGTCTCAACCAACAGCACACGATGCGCCGCATAGTCGGGCAACTCTTCGGTGAAGATGAGGGCCACGCCCTGAGTGACTTTAGAACCAGCCATGATCAATGTCTTTCAGTAGTGTCGATCCAAACAGTAACCGGGAATGCCTCGCGCGGAGCAACCTTACAAGGGCGATCCTCGTTAAGAGACAGTATACCCCGATTCGACTCGATATTGAGATGCCGGTCGTGAACGGCCCAGTTCTCGAACCATTGACCACAATGCTCACACCTTATCAGCGCCTTGTTCATCCTGAAACGCTCCGAATGCAATGACTTGGTCATGTTATCTCCTTCTATAGTTGTCAGTAGGGCCAGGTGAAAAGATGCCGCAGAGCGCACGACTCGTTGTCAATATCCCGTCAACGATAGGAACGATAGCGATCTCGTGGTTGGCATGCGCAAGATCGGCGTAGCGGGCGAGACGAGCGATTGAATCCCGAATACGGGATGGCCATTCTCATTTGTAGCTCCTTCCTCGTTGGCTTGTGG